AATCTTGGCTTGATTACAGTTGATCAAGCTAGAGGAATGGAAGATCTAGCACCGAATGGAGAAGCAGGAATTGATATTAACCTTCAGTAGTCCAATTGAGGCCAGCGATGCTGGTCGCAGAATTATTTCAGGCGTAGTCGTACCTTTTAATAAAGTTGGCATGACAAGTGCCGGAGCAGTTGTATTTGAACCCGGATCAATCAGCATCGAAGATCCTAAAAAAATAAAATTATTAGCACAACATTCTGCAACTGATCCAATCGGTCGAGCAATGTCATTTCAAGAAACTCCTACTGAAATCCGTGGTCAATTCAAAGTAAGTGCTAGCCAAAAAGGCCAAGATTATTTAGTAATGGCATCAGAGGATTTAATTTCTGGTTTATCTGTTGGTGTTGAAGTTACAGCATCAAAGCCAGGAAGAGACGGCACTCTTTATGTTTCAGCCGCCGTGTTAAAAGAAGTTTCCTTAGTCGAAAGTCCTGCTTTTCAGGATGCAATCGTTACCAAGGTAGCAGCGAGCGAAAGCGAGACTGCAGAAGCAACCCAAATCGAAAACCAAACCGAAAGCGAGGCAATCGTGGAAGATAAAACTCCCGTAGCCGCAACACCAGAGGTTGAAGCTGCTGCAGCTCCAGAAGCAGCACGCCCAACCATCACAGCAGCATCACAGCCATACAGCTCACAAACTGTTCGCCATGGAATTACTTCTATGGGTCGTTACACAGAGCACAAAATTAAAGCATCTCTAGGCAATGAGGAATCAAAGCTATGGGTTGCAGCATCAGAAGATCCATTAGTGGTTCAAGCAGCAGTTGACTCAATTGGTACAACTAACCCTGCATTCAACCCAGTTCAGTACCTACGTGAGTTCGTGTCAAACACAAACTTTGGTACTCCAGCAATCGATGCAATCAGCCGTGGCACATTGCCAACATCTGGTATGTCATTCTCAATTCCATCACTTGATACAAATGGTGGCGGAACTGCACCTACAGTAGCTGCAACAGCTGAATCAGGTACACCATCAAACACAGGTATGGTTACTGATTACATCACAGGTACTGTTTCAAAGTATGCTGGACAAAACACAGTAACTCTAGAACTTCTAGAGCGTTCTGACCCAATTTTCTACGATGAGTTAACAATCCAGATGCAACGTGCGTACCTAAAGGCAATCGATGCAGCAGTAATTGCTGGATTTATTTCTGATGGAACTGCAGCAACTGCACAAACAGGTGACTCAGCCGGCTTAATTTCATACGTAAGCACAGAGTCTCCAAAGGTTTATGCTGGAACTTCATATTTTGCTCGCAACCTAGTTGTGGGAACTGGTCTATGGGGAACTCTTATTGGAGCATCTGACTCAACAGGTCGCCCAATTTACAACGCTCAACCAACTACAACTGCGATGAACTCAGCTGGTGTAACTAGCCCAACTTCAATCCGTGGCAACGTTCTTGGTCTTGATCTTTATGTTGACAACAATGCTGTTTCTACAGTTGCTTCAAACTGTGCATTCATCGTTGCTCCAGAAGCTGCAACTTGGTACTCATCACCAACTTCATACTTCTCAGTTAACATCGTTTCAAACATGCAGGTTCAACTAGCAATCTACGGCTATGGTTCATATGTAACCAAGCAAGCTGCTGGTATCCGCAAGTTCGTAAAGTCAGCGTAGTTTAATTAGATCTATCCCGGGTGAGTAGCCCTTCATCCGGGATAGCCTGAAAGAAGGCAATCATGGCAGCCACTTATGTAACAAAAGCGGAACTTCGTACCAACTTAGGAATTGGGTCTTTGTACTCAGACTCCGTGGTTGAAGAGGTATGTCAAACAGCTGAGGATTTATTAAATTCTTATCTTTGGTTTGACTCAATTCCAGTTGTTGCGGCTGCCTTGAACTCAAATGTGGCTACTTTAATTCTTGCTTCTGCCGGATCATATGCAGCAGGTCAATCAGTTACTATTACTAATTCAGGGGCTACTTACAATGGTACTAAAACTATTACTTCTACCTATCCTTGGTCTGTCGGGTCTACTACTTTTCCTTATTTCACTTTTTTTCCTTGGAATAATTACAATTTTCCTAGGGGTTACAGTCTTATTCAGTATTCTGTTACAGCTGCTGATGACCCTTACCACCTTATCGTTCCGTACGGCAAAGCATCTGGTGTAGATACAAAACAGACTTCATATGCAAGCACTCCAGCAGTTCGTGAGGCGGCCATGATGTTAGCGGTGGACATCTGGCAAGCTCGGCAGACTCCAGCAACCGGTGGAACTGCCGTTGATTTCCAACCTAGTCCATACAAGATGGGTCGTAGTTTAATGAGCCGTGTACAGGGTCTAATTGCCCCTTACACAAGCCCTAGATCAATGGTCGGCTAATGACAGCGGCAATTACTACACTTAGATCCACAATCGCCACGGCTCTTGCCAATGATGGCGTGTGGTCTGTATTTTCATATCCACCAGCAACACCTTTGGCTAATTCAATCGTGGTTGGTACGGCTGATCCATATTTAACTACCAACGACAATTCAAATTTAACTATTAGCCCAACGGCTCATTTTAAAATTTCTTTATTTGTACCTATGTTTGATAATCAAGGTAATCTACAAACCATCGAAGAGTTTATGATTGCCGTATATCAAAAATTGTCTGGATCCGGTTTAGTTTATAACGCTCCAGCATTTTCATCACCACAGGTATTATCATTACCTTCAGGAGATCTGCTAAATGTAGATCTAAATTTTGACATACTAACGAGTTGGAGTTAATCATGGCAGACACAGATGCCGGCAAATTAGCCGCATACGAAAAAGAGAATTTGGCGTTTTTAATCAAGATCGGTCAGATTAAAGAGTCAAAGCCAGCAGTACAAGACACACCTAAAGACAAGGAATAAAAATGGCCATATTTCTACAAAATAATGTTGGCGTAAAGATCAACTCAATCGATCTATCTGACCACATTACTTCTGTTACAGTGCAACAAACCTTTGATGAAGTTGAAGTAACTGCTCAAGGTGATACAGCACACAAATTCAGCAAGGGTCTAGAGTCATCAACAATTACTCTGAACTTCTTGAACGATTTCGCAGCTTCTTCTGTTGCAGCGACTCTTCAATCAGCATACGGCACATCCGTAACAGCTATATTGATCCCAGTAAAGGGAACTGCTGTTTCAGCAACAAACCCTCTTTACACAGCTACTGTTTTAATAAATAACTTGCAACCTTTGAATGGCGCAGTTGGCGACATTTCAAACTCAAGCATTACATTTACATGCAATAGCACTATTGTTCAGACAACATCAGGATCATTCTAAGGAGATAAAAGTTAATGGCTAAACTTCGTATCACAAGGGCTACTGGAGAAGTTACGGATCATCAGATTACTCCAGCGATCGAAATGGCCTTTGAACTTCATTTCAAGTCAGGTATTCACAAGACTTTCCGTGAGCAGGAACGCCAATCAGATATTTACTGGTTAGCATGGGAATGCTTACGGAAGTCCGGTGTTACAGTCCCTATGTTTGGCCTTGAGTTTGTAGAAACTCTAAACAAGGTCGAAGTATTGGATGACGAAACAAATTTTTAGGTCGGGGATCAATGACCTATTTGATCGCCAGTTTGGCGGTTGAAACCGGAATTGCGCCCCAAGATTTGATTGAACTTGATCAACCGGTATTTGATGCCATGATTCAAGTTCTCAAAGACAGAGCACAGGAGATTAAGAATGCCAGTAGTCGTAAAAGGTCTCGCTGAGACCAAGCGTGCTATGAAACAATTTAATCCCGAAATTTACAAAGAAATGCAAGCGGAAATTAAAGCTGTGATGTTACCAGTACGGGATAAAGCCCGAAATTATGTACCTTTTCAAACTATGTCCGGCTGGATGAATCAAAAAGGCACATGGGAAAATCGTGGATTTAATAAAGGTTCTATTGAAAAAGGAATTAGATATTCTGCTGGAACCACAAATAAAAACGACAATGGTTTTAAAAGCGCATTTTATGTAGCCAACAATACGGCCGCCGGAGCCATTTATGAGACTGCTGGTAGAGCGAATCCAAATGGTCAACCATGGGTAGGTCGCAAAGGCAAAGGTGGCAACAGATATTCTCATTCATCAAATCCAACTGCTGGCCAAACATTCATTCGGAATATGCAAGGATCACTTGCTGGGGCAGATAAACAAAAAGGCCGCTTGGTTTATAAAGCGTGGGCTCAAGATAATGGCAAAGTAGTACCAGCTGTGATTGATGCAATAAATGGAGCAATAACTAAATTTAATAAGGCGGCTCAGCCCAAATGACAAATATATTTGTTAGTGCAACAACTACTTATAATGGCAAGGCTTTAGCCAAGGGTCAAAAACAATTAACTGAATTTGAAAAAACAACAAAACAACTAGGCAAAACCCTTGCATCAGTATTTGCTGCTCAAAAAATATATGCTTTTGGTAAATCATCCGCCCAGGCATTTATAGCTGATGAAAAAGCCGCCAAGGCTTTACAGATTCAATTAAAGAATCTTGGGTATGGATATGCTGATAAAAGTGTTGAAGATTACATTGCCAAACTTCAAAAAATGTATGGTGTATTAGATGATGAATTACGGCCAGCATTTCAAACTTTAATTACATCTAGCGGATCTTTAGTTCAAAGCCAAAAGGCGTTGGGTGTTGCTTTAGATATAAGCGCAGCCACAGGTAAATCTGTTGAAGAGGTTTCAGCAGCTTTAGCCAAAGGATATACAGGGCAAACCACAGCTCTTAGTCGTCTAGGTGCCGGTATAGATAAAACCACCTTAGCCAGTGGCGATATGAACAAAATACTTGATTCTTTATCTAAAAAGTTTTCTGGACAAGCTGCGGCTCGATTAGGCACTTATGCCGGCAAAATGGATCAGTTAAATGTATCGCTGGCAAACTCAAAAGAAATTATTGGTCAAGGCATTCTTGCTGGTTTATCATCTGGCACAAATAAAGATGGCCTAAAGAGTTTTACAACCGACATGGAAAATCTTGCAGGCATTGTTGCTAATTTAGTAGCCGGCTTTGGTGCTCTCATAAGCAAAGTTGGTCAATTTACTACACTTAAAATTGGCAATACCAATGTATTAGATAAATTACTTAGCATTGCCCCAGTTGTATCTGCTTATTATAATTTAGGCAAAGAATCACTTGGCAAAAATAATATGCCAAGAGCCGGTCGCTCATATCAAGGTGGTCAAACTTCAAATGATTATTATGTAAGCAATCAAAAAGAACTTGCTTTAATTAAAGAAAAGAATCGTATTGCGGCTCAATTATTGGCCAAAGACAAAGCCAAACTCGCATTAACGGATCTTGCCAATAAATTTGACACTGAGCGCATTAACCTTCAAACAGCTTTAGCAGCAGCCACCGATGAAGAAACCAAATTACGCATAAAAGCAAAACTAGCTTTATTGGATCAAGATTCATCCTTAGCCGCTTTATACAATAAGCAATTAGATGCGGCAGCGGCTTCAACTAAATTTGCTGAGGCGGCTTCTCAAGCAGCTGATAAACTATTTAACGCATTTGAAAACGCTTCCAATTACGGCGCATTTAGAGAATCACCATATGTGCCAGGAGCAACAGCGGCAGTTGCATCAGGTGGCGGAACTACTATTATCAATAATTACAATGCCCCAGTATTTGATACTCAACAAAAGATTAACCAAATGGTTCAACAGGCAACCCTTGAAAACAATGTGAGTTTAGGAATTACCGCTCCGGCTGGATTCTTATAATGGCACTTCCAAAGGTTAACGCCTTTATTAACTTTTCAACCGGGCCAAGTTTTGGTCAGGCATTTATTATTGGTTCAGGTATTTTTGGAACAAACATTCTTGCCGATTCCACATCTGTCATTGTCGATGTATCAAGCCAAGTAGATTCAATATCTACATCCCGAGGTCGTAATGCTATTGCTGATCAATTCTTTACTGGAAGCCTAACCCTTCGTTTAGTTGATCAAAATGGTGATTTTAATCCTCAAAATACTTCGGGGCCTTATTACAATTTGTTAAGTCCAATGCGTAAGGTGCAAATTACTGCAACTTACTCCGGAGTAACTTATCCAATCTTTTCGGGATTTATTACAGCATATAACACCATAACGCCACAAAAGGTTGGTGATGTGGCATATACAGTTATTACAGCTGTTGATGCGCTCAGATTGCTTAACAATGCTCAAATTACTACTGTGGCGGATTCCGGTGCAGGTCAATTATCTGGCACCAGAATCAATCGATTATTAGATCAAGTGTCATGGCCACAATCAATGCGTGATATTGATGCAGGACAAACAACTTTACAGGCCGATCCCGGAAGTGCTCGATCTGTGTTGGCAGCTTGTCAAACTGTTCAATTGTCTGAATATGGCGCATTTTATGTTGATGCTTCAGGATCAATTATTTTCCAAGACCGCAAATTTACTACTTCCAGTGTTTATGCACCATCAACCTCATTTAACGATAATGGCACCCAGATTCCATATGAGTATGCTTTGTGGTTATTAAATGATGCTCAGGTGGTTAATTACGCCAATATAACTGCTACAGGACTAGCCACTCAAAATGCTAGCAATGCGGCTTCGATTACAAAGTATTTTACCCATGGTTATACCCAACAAAACCTTTTGATGCAGACAACTCAAGAAGCTCTTAATTACGCTTTAGCTTATGTGGCCAGCCATGCAGAAACTGCAATTCGATGTGATGCCATCACGCTTAATCTTTACACAGAAAATTATGACGCAGGTATTACCGCCGCTCTAAGCCTAGATTATTTCGATCCAGTAACAGTCACAACGACCCAACCCGGATCTGGAACATCAACAACATCAATAACCAAGACTCTTCAAGTATTTGGGGTTGAACACAAAATTACCCCTAATTCATGGAGAACGACATTTACTTCCCTTGAACCAATTATCGATGGATTTATAATAGGATCCAGTTTGTATGG